GAGGGTTTATTCGATGGGCAATAATGAATTAGAAAACTTAATTAGCATTCCTTTTGAGCCGTCGACTTTAGAAACTATAGATAGAGCAGTTTTTAACTTTGTCAATGAAACTTTAGATATTAGCTGTAGAACAAATACTGGCTTTGAGAAAGTCCCGGTTATTTGGCAAGGATCGGAAAGAGCGTGGTATACAAAGAAAGACCCCAAGTCACAGGATACATTGAATTTCCCTATTATTACTATTGCACGTAGCGCCTTGGCCAAAGATCCAGCGAAAAAAGGGGCATTCCAAGCCAATCTGCCCCCTGCTTATGATGGCGCCTCCTTGTCAATCGCAAAAAGGATTATGCAGCAAAAAACAGTGGAATTTGGAAATGCTTTTTCGAAACAGAAGACAGGAAAATCTAATAGAAGAGGAAAGAATCCAAAAGTTGTTTATGATTTTATAGGAATTCCTCAAATTGTACATGTCAATCCTACCTATGAGGTTATTCTAACATCTTTCTATACACAGCAAATGAACGAAATGCTGCAGCCATTCTTAACTCAAACTGGAAATATTAATTATCAAGTTATAAAATATGATAATTATCGGTATGAACTCTTCATGAATTCAGACTATAACTTAAGTGATAATTCTGCCAATCTGGGGGAAGAGCAGCGAAAACTGGAAGCAAAGATAACATTTGACGTTACGGGTTATCTTTATGGAAAGTATGTTAATGATGAATTACCAAAGATAATTATTCGAGAAAGTATTGTAGAATATAAATTTCCAAAAGAAACTGTTATTTTTAATCTCTAATACCTTTTAAGATTCATCTAACTATTTATTATTGAATTCTATATTTTATCAAGGAGACAATTAGATGTCAGTAGATAAGTTTCGTTTTGTATCACCCGGCGTACAAGTAGCCGAGATCGACAAATCAGGTATACCTGCAACCCCCCCGCCTATAGGCCCCGCCGTTATTGGTCGCGCACTGCGCGGCCCTGGAATGCAGCCAATTAGGCTTGAATCCACCGCTGAACTAGCTCAAGTATTTGGACTACCCAATCCCGGCGGAGAGACCGGAGATGTGTGGAGGGAGGGCAACAAAGCCGCTCCAACATATGGCCTCTATGCTGCGGAAGCCTACCTTCGTAACAATGGCCCCGTAACTTTTGTAAGGCTTATGGGCGAAGCTGATCCTGATGCTACTGTGGCCGGAGCTGCAGGATGGACCTCCACGGGTGCCACCGGCCTTTATATTGTTAACGCCACATCTGGTTCCGATGGAATAGGTACCTCAGGTAGTGTAGCACAAGCCTCGCTGGGTGCTGTTATTTACACACAAGGCAGCCTCGTTGCCGTTGGGGTGGAGAGCATATCTAATTCTGTTGCGTATACATCTGCTAGCTTAACAATGGTTCCTAATGAAAATTCAAGCAATCCCCGCGACTTAACTTTCACAGTTAACATCGAGAATTACAAAGGAAACGCCGTCGGCCAAAACTTAACTGCCACATTTAATTTTGATCCAGATTCAGATTTATACATTCGCAACGTTCTTAACACTAATCCTCAATACACAAATGAGGACATTTACGGCACAACTGATGCCCTAAATTACTGGCTAGGTGAGACTTATGAGTCATCCCTTAAAGAGATAGTGGTAGGTGAGCACACTAATGGTGCCCCCACAGCGCTCCCCGAGGCCGACAGCTACGCATTCATCTTTAAAAATGAGATGTCTGGAACTGTTGATCATAATGATCGAGCGGATGGAGCAGCAATTGCCAAAAGCGGCATTGTGTTTTCTCAAGATTTAACTAATGATACTGCCTCATATAATTATGCCAACCAACAGCAACTCTTCCAGATCGTTGCAAGAGACATAAGAGGGTTATCTGATAATACCAATCTTAAAATATCGATTGCCAATGTTAAAGCGCCTACCAACCCCACTATTAATGCATATGGAACTTTTGATTTGTTTGTTCGTAATGCAAGCGATAGCGACAACAGTATACAGATTCTTGAGTCTTTTGCGCGCCTAAACTTAGACCCGGCATCCCCAGATTATATTGCCCGCCGGATTGGTGATCAGCATACCGTTTGGAATACTACTGACAAATTCTACGAGACATATGGAGCTTATAAAAATACTTCAAAGTATATTCGTGTTGATGTCAACGATCAGGTTGATAACGGCGTCGCTAACCCGTCCTGTTTACCAACTGGATATTATGGGCCGCTTAATTATGTCCCAGTCACATTCTCCTCTGGATCTGCCATCACAGAAGCCGGCGTCTTCAGCCCGGGCCAACTTTTGAACAGTGGGTCAACCGGATATGCCGGCGAAAACTGGGGAGCTTACACTGCCTCTGTTTCATTCCCGAAACTTATCTTGCGTCAATCGGGCTCAACTGATGTTTCGGCGCCCCGTAAGGCTTTTTACGGTGTCCAAGCCCGCGGCCTCTTCGGTAGAAGAGACTTGGGATATGGTGATTATACCCGCCGACTCTCCAGTGACCTAGCAAGTAACTATGTTGAAGCTGCTGGTTCAACTCAGTATTCTTATATCTTCTCTCTAGATGATGTAGCAGGCACCGCAGCCAACCCGGTATATATATCTGGCTCACGCCAAGCTGGTACCTCGTTGAGAGGAGTTGGGACTTTTGATACACAATTGTTAGCCAACAACATTAACAACTTCACGTTGCCAATGTACGGAGGGTGTGACGGGTTTGATATCATTGAACCGGAGCCTTTTGCCAACCGGCTTATTGGTTCATCAGATTTGACCAGTTATGAGCACTACTCACTCCGAAAAGCGGTAGATGTTATTCGCGACCCAGAGGTGGTAGAGCAGAATGTCTGTACAATTCCTGGAGTTAGTAAAACTTCTATTACTGACTTCTTAATTGATATGGCTGAAGAGCGCCGTGATACGCTAGCTCTCATCGATATTGAAGAAGATTATAAACCACGTTATGAACTAGGAACTGTGGCAGTAGGAGCGGAGAGATCTAGCCTTCCAGACGTCCCTGCGGCTATTTCCGCAATGAAACAACGAGGATTTAACACTTCTTACGGTGCAGCCTATTACCCAGCTATTCAGATTCGGGATCGTAACAGGGGCGTACGCCTCTTCGTCCCGGCAACTATTGCGGCCATGGCCTCGTTCGGTTACACGGAACGTGTCGCTGCTCCATGGTTTGCCCCAGCCGGCTTCAACCGCGGTGGCCTTTCAGATGCATCATCTGGAATTACTGCAACCGGCGTCACAAAACAACTGCGCGCCGCGGACAGAGATGATCTCTATGAGATTAACGTTAACCCAATAGCGCAGTTCCCGCAAGAAGGAGTTGTTATCTTTGGTCAGAAGACCCTACAATCAACCCCCTCTGCACTCGATCGGATTAATGTCCGAAGGTTGCTCATATATGTGAAGAAAGAAATTTCCCGAGTAGCCAACACAGTACTGTTCCAGCCTAATGTGCAGGATACCTGGAATCGATTCTTGGCGCAAGCAGAACCGATCCTACAAAGTATTAAAGCACAATTTGGTTTGCAGGACTACCGTTTAATTCTGGATGAGTCTACAACAACTCCGGAACTAATCGATAGAAACATTATGTATGCCAGAGTGTTACTTAAGCCCGCCCGAGCTATTGAATTCATTGCAATTGATTTTGAAATCTTCCGCTCTGGTGCGAGTTTCGATGATTAATACTATTTATTAAAAAGGAGAAAAAAAAGATGGCCGATACTTTCTGGAGTCAGGGCGCAACCGAGCCTAGACGAAATTTCAAATTCCTTCTGACAATAGGAACAAGAGATAATATTATTCCCCTGTGGGTGGTTAAGCAAGTTAACCTTCCTAAAATTACAGTTCAAGAAGGGAGTCACAAGTTTTTAAACCATACTTTTTACTTTCCCGGAACTATAGAATATAATATAGTATCATTTACAATTGTAGATGCAATTAATGTAGAAACCTCTCAAAAATTACTTGAAGGTTTTGTTCAATCGGGGTATAATACTCCAACTAACGCTGCCACCGCTCCCGAAGCGCTGCTCACGAAACAAGATTCCATCAACGGCCTAGGCGCCGTACGAATCACTCAATTAGGCTCAGGCGACGACGGCAGCGAAGGCGCGATCAACTTCATCTTGCAGAATGCCTGGATTAAAGATTTGGAGTTTGGTCAGTCATTATCATATGACAACCAAGACCCTTCAGAGATCAAAGTAGAATTGCGTTATGACTTCTTTGAGTTCGAAGGCAATGATGGTAACAAACTCCGCGGGTTTGGAGCCTAATAATTCTTAAGGAGAAAAATGAGAAACAACCAAGAACGCTTAAGCGCAAATTTAGAAAACGACAAGTCATCATCAGACGGAGCAATTGCTCAACAGTCTGGTGGTGATTTTTCTTTTATTGCAGCTAATGACATAGTAGAATTACCATCCAAAGGAATTCTATACCCAGAAGGACATCCCCTTCACGCTAATCCAGTAGTAGAACTAAAGCAGATGACAGCGAAAGAGGAGGACATCTTAACAAATCAGTCTTATATAAAACAAGGAGTTGTTATTGAACGCCTTTTAAACTCTCTTGTTGTCGATAAAAATCTTAATTTAGATGATTTATTAATTGGAGACAAGAACGCTATTTTAATTGAACTACGCAAATCAGCTTATGGTAACAGTTATCCAGTGAATACTTTTTGTCGTAAATGTATGCATCAACAAGAGGTTGATTTTGATCTAGCGGAGTGTACACATTATCGCGAAACTGCTGCTACAGACGAAGTCGAACTAACTGATAGAAACACTTATATAGTTCAAATGCCCAAAACAAAAGCAACATTGGAATTAAGGTTTCTTACTTCAAGAGACGAAAAAGAGTTAGCACAGAAGCAAATTAAATATGAGAAGCACAAGTTAGAATATTCTTCTACCATTGAAACTTATCGCCAAATGATCACCTCGGTAAATGGTGAGCGCAATTTGGTGGGGAGTTATTTAGAGAAGATGCCGCTACAAGATTCGAGACATCTTAAGAAAATTGCTCGAACAGTGCCTCCTACAGCGGAAATGATCGGTGAATATATTTGCTCTTCCTGTGGTGAAAATAACGAACAGGAGGTACCGATAACGTACCGATTTTTTTGGCCTGACTTCTAATTATCAAGAATCAATGTATGAAGAGATCTTCGCCTTGAAGTATCATGGCGGCTTTTCTCTCTACGAAAGCTATAATATACCTGTCGGATTAAGAAAATGGTTTATTCGTAGGCTGATTGATCAGTTGGAGCTTGAAAAAGAAAGTATTAACAATAGTAAATAGTATTTTCCCATTACCCGGTTATAGACCGGGTTTTCTTTTTTAAACTATTTATTGTATTAGGAGATTTTATCGTGAAAGTTAACGATCGGGAACCACTTATTTTAGATTTTGCAAAACTTGATGAAGGTCTTGCAGAAGAAGGCGCAAAACTTAAATTAATGTTGATGAGTTTATTGGGAGTGAAAGATTATTATAACATGTTTCCTCTGGCATCTAAAATCCGGGGAACTCGTTCACAAGTTTCTTCTTTTCGGGGCGCCGTAAGGGGAGAAAAAGAGTATATGGCCGCCGTCCGAAGGCACGGTCTTCACGATCCTAAAACATTCTCTTCGAAATCACGTCTAGACGCAGCCGTGCGTAATTTTGAGCGTGAGACCGGTATGAAGTGGCCACTTCAGTAAAGGAACTTTAAATGACTCCCGATGATCGAATCGAAAAGCAAATCGAGGCTGAGAAAAGATTATTAGCGCTCCAGCAGGAGCGTTACAATAGTACAGAACGGCTATCCAAACTTGAGGATGAACACAATAAGACAACCCTCGAATATCAGGCAGAAATCATTCGTAGCTACGAAGCGCTTAGGGCCGCGTCCTCCGATCCGGCCGAGCAGGAACGTCTTCGCCAGAGCATCGCAGGACTAGAAGCACAGCGCGACGCCCTTACGGCATCTGAAGATCGCCTTAAATCTGCCCGCGACGCCGCAGCCGATTATGGAAAGGTATTTGGAGATTCATTAGTTAGCATAAGCGACGGCCTTTTACAAAATGCTGCGCAGATCCAAGAAGTACAGGGTGGCCTAGGCGGCCTGCGAAGTCTCGCTACAGCTGCAGGCGATGCCATGGGCGGCTTCGCAAAGAAGATGGAAGACCTCAATATTTTATTTGTGGTTCTAGATAAAACAAAAGATCTAGTTTTTCAGTTAGATGGCCTAGGCGCAGAATTTGTTAAAGCCACCGGCGCCTCACGGGAGATGGCCGAAGAAGCTTTTCAATTGCGCGGCCAGCTAATGAGTGTAGGAGTATCGGGCGCAGCGGCAGTTGGCTCGATGTCAGACCTCCTTGTAACCTTTAAAGACTTCACTCAATTATCGAAATCACAAAGAGAGGAATTTACTCTCTTAGCTTCCCAGCTAGACAAGCTGGGCTTCTCATCTGCCGGGGTGGCCGAGGTTTTAACTAATGTTGTAGATATGCCCCCGGGTAGAACTCTTGAAACCATGAGAGATTTGGCGGGTACCGCGATCGCGCTGGGCGTTCCTATGAGCGAGCTTTCGAGCGACCTTGTTGGCAATGCAGAATTATTTGCGAAGCTTGGCGATAAGGGGATGGATGTTTTTAAGGGGCTCGCAGCGGCAGCCAAAGAAACAGGATTACAAGTTTCGCAACTCTATAGCATTGCCTCTAACTTTGATTCTTTTGAGGGCGCCGCCGAAGCTGCAGGCCGCCTGAACGTTGTGTTGGGAGGGAACTTAATTGATACATATACTCTTTTAAGTGCCACTGAAGAAGAAAGAATTGCGTTACTGCAGCGAACCCTCCAAGCCTCTGGGAAGACTTGGGAATCCATGTCTCGATTCGAGAGAATAGAACTTTCGCGAGCAATGAACATTGGCCTGGAAGAATCGGCTCGGCTCTTTAGTTCAACTAGCCAAGAAGTAGAGAGAACCGCCGCTCAAATCATGCATGCCAGCATGACCGAGGAAGAATTAGCACAACGAACTCGCGATGCAGCGACGGCCATGGAGAAACTACAAGTATTTGTGGAAAACTTAGCCGTGGCCGTTACTCCTTTGGTCCATGGCCTAAATATGATGGTGGATTTATGGTTGAAGGCTCACACCGCGATCACGAAACTCTTCGGTGGCGGTAACAATGCGGGCATTGGCGCTGCTATTACAATGTTCGGATTACTCAAGGGCGCCATCTGGGGCCTAAAGAAAATCTGGAAGGGCTTTTCTTTTGACTTTTCAAACATCCTCCCCACCCGCGCCCCCGGCGGCGGCGGCGGCCCCGCAGGAACAATATCAAAAATCGGTGAAGCGGCCACTAAATCAGCAAAGGGAATTCTTGCTCTCGGCGCCGCCTTTTTGATGATTGGGGCCGGCGTGGGACTGGCAGCGCTTGGTATGGCTGAATTCGTCAAAGCATTTAAAGGCTTCGAAGCGGGCCAAATATTGGCTATATCGGTCGCTCTTGGTGTTTTCGGCGCCACCATGGTCTTCCTGCTCTCCACCCTAGGAAGTATCGTCGCATCTGGCATCGGCGTTGCAGCCGTGGGGGCCATTTTAGCACTTGGTGCATCCTTTGTAATGATAGGGTTTGGAGTAAAACTCGCGGCCGAAGGGATAGGAACACTAATTGAGTCTTTTCGAAAATTTGGCCCAACGCAAATTCTTGCGATAGGTGGGAGTTTATTGATGTTGTCAGTAGCTCTGTCTTCATTTGTGGGTGCTGTAACTATTCTGGGGCTCTCCTTACTTAACCCACTCTTTACTGCTGGACTGGTCGCCTTCGCCGCGTTCATACTAAGTTTTAATCGTCTAGATGAAACAAAGATATCTTCTTTGGCTACTGTTTTAAATTCATTAGAAAATCTAGATCAAATTATTGAAAATGCTAGCTTGGCGTCTGAAGCTATACGACAGATTATCGACACAATTGAAGGAATTGACGATGTTGAGAAATTCATTGTATTTAGCAGTGTGACGAACGGCCTAACTGAAATGTTGGAGCAGATCAAAGACGCTGATTTGGATAAGGTACGGAGCGTCATCGAACTGATCGAGCCCCGGGCCGACGGTACTGATGTGGGCGCTAACGCATTAGAACTGATCGAGCCCCGCGGAGAGGGTACTGATGTCGGCGCTAGCGCCCGAGAACGATGGAGCGCGGAGCGCGCTCGACTGGCGCGCCTTGCAGCTGCCCCAATTGCTGCTATGGGCCGCGCCGTCACCTCCACTCGTGGCGACACAATTGTTATAGAATTAGACGGCAAGAAGCTGGGGCAGTGGATGGATAGAAGAGAGGACCAAGTAATGAAGAGAGTTGCTTTGTTCAAGTAGGGAATTTAAATGGCAGATACACACACATACTACGCAACCTCAAAAGGTTATAATATAGAGTTCTTCTCAGTAATATATGGGGGCACACCAGTGAGTTTCCCCGCAATGGTAACTAATTTTCAAAATTCCTTTGCGCCTAGCTGGAATTCCGAAACTGTTTTTGGGCGTATGGATCCTATAATAACCTATACCAACACACCTCGCACTATCAACATGTCATTTACTGTTGCCGCTGCTTCAAAAGCGGCCGCACAAACTAATTTAGATAGTTTAAATAGATTAATTACATTTCTCTATCCGGCCTATCGGGAGCGGGGGACGGCAAATTCGATATCAGCGTCTCCTTTGTTTAGGATTAAATTTGCAAACTTGATTTATGATGCCTCGCGAGATCCAAATGGGAGTGCTGAAGACTCAGGTTTGGTGTGCGGGATAAACTCTTTTGACCACTCATTCTCTTTTGATGGAAAATACAATTGGATCGATCGCCAGAGCAATTTGGTTCCAATGGCTTTTGATGTATCTTTTGGTGCAATCGTTCTTCACACTCACGACGTCGGCCGCGTTAATGGTGTCTTCGGCGGACGCGCCATGGAGTTTCCTTATAATAGGAGGGGCTCAACTGCAGCAGCCGCACCGAATGACGCACGGCAGCATATTGACGACGCCGGAGGCGCCGCGGTCACTGTGGCAGAGTCAGGGCCAACAAACCAGAGCGCCCCCGTTGATACTACTGAAATTACAGAAGGGACAGCTTAATGCCAAGTCGATATTTAAATAAAGCTGTCGTTAAAACGACGAATAGAAATGTGGAGAAGCTGTTAGCTTCCCGGGGCTTAAAAAACATTAATATTATTGATACAATCTATTTTAAGCCTTTATCTCTAGAGGATAAGAAGGATTTAAATGTCCTTACAGTTGTTTGGCAGAGAAGAACAAAGATGTTTAAAATAGCTCATCAATTTTATGGAGATTCTAGACTCTGGTGGATTATTGCTTGGTTTAATCAAAAGCCAACCGATGCACATTTTTCACCAGGAGATCTGGTATATGTGCCACAACCACCTGAAGAGATTATCCGGAGAATAATCTAATGCCAGTAGTAGCCGTTACCAATAAGCAGAGGTTCCGACGTCAAGGGAGACGTCTGGCTGACGAAATCGCGGCGCAGGCCGCCACAACACCGGGCGGTCTCAATCCCGAGCTTGCTGACGATCGTCAGGTCATAATAGATCTTTTGCAAAGTGCTCCACGGGGTGGGCCGACATTCGAAGAGACTTTGATTTCTGCCACAACACCCCTTCACACTACGGCCGGCGCCGATGAAGAATCAACCATGCCGATCGGTAGTATTAATGATCTATCACCAGACGGCCTCACTAGAGCGCCCATGGGTCGTGATCGATATGTGGAGTATATTATTGAACAGTCGCCCACCGATGCGAATATACACCCGGCTCTTACGCAACTTTTTGAGGAGTGGAGAACATTAAATCAGGACGGAAGTCGCGACGGATCCCAAGAAAACGAATATAGGCGGTTGAGTTATGTGGTGGATAGTTATGTTCTTATTTATCAAGCCAATGCATATCAACTATTAGAGGAAGAGACCCGCGACGGCCGATCCCCTATGGACGTACGAGTTGAGGATGAAAACAGCCTCCCCATGGTTGTGTCTAGCGACGAGATCGTTGAGGCAGAGAGGGTGGGCCAGTTCGAGCGCCAAAGAGCCCTCGCCGCCGGTCAAGAAACGAATGCGACCCGAAAAGGCAACGCAGCTATTAATTATCTTCTTAGCAAAGAACAATGTGTGTTATCTTATTTGACAAAACAGATCCTAGAATCTAAATTAGATTTCTCTAAAACAAATCAAGAAAATATAATACAAATATTTGATGAAGATATTAATCTTTTAGTTAATTTACTGAACGGCAAAGCCAAGTTGAAAGATTTTTTTAATTTAGAAACACCCAATCTGTCATTGATGGTGCCCAAAATTCGTTTGTATAAACAACTTTTTGAATTTGGAGATACTGTCGACTTAAGAGAGGCGGGGACGATAGAATTTAAATTTGATTCCTTTACAAGAAATAGTGCTATATCTGAGATTACTAATTCGGGTTTCGGGAGAGGGAATGGAGTAGGGATAAAGAAAGCGGACTGGTCGTACGAAGGAACTAACCCTGAAGAGGTAACGACATTTATTAATTTTGATTTAACTCTCTTTTTCCAAAATATAAAAGACTTATTGCCTAATGATGCTACTGAGCTCCCGGGCGCCGAAGGTTCGGATGCGGCCTCTCGCGCTGTTTTCTACGATCGAAACAATGCTAATTTAATTCAGTTGATAGCCGCTGGCTCGGGCGGCCGCAATAGAAGTACAGCAAATGATGTCAATCAACCCCTTTATTTCACGATAAAAGCTGAACTGGGATGGGAACTCGATCCGAGCGTCAATCACAGCTTAACATCTCAACAGATATCAGATCTTAAAGATATTATCGACAGCACTGTTACCCATCTAGAATTATCCTTAATAGAACACTCTCTAAACTTCAACAATGATGGAACTTTAAATTTAGATCTGAAATATGCTGCCGGCATAGACCAACAACTGTCAGATAATAATCTTAATGTGCTTAGGGTAGGCACAGCCGGCGAGAGAAACCTAGCTGTTGAGTCAATTGTGGATGCAGCCGATATCGATAGCGCTCAGAGTGAAGTAGAAATAAACGAAAACGACGATACCCCTGTGACTACATCCGGCCAGCGCTGCGGACCCTCCGCGCTCAACACTGCAACAATCCGCGATTCTTCGACAGGGGAAGGAGAACAAATAACACTCACCGAACGAGATCGATCGATAATTCGCGCCGCCCGGGCCACTAGTGAAAATCAAAATATATTTAATAATTATGATGCGTTTTTTAGAAGGTTGTTAAGTTCAGGGAAGGTTTATGAAATAGAACTAGATCGAGCTGTACTTGCGGAGATAACTAACGATCCGAACCTAAACGCATCAACAAGAAATGACGCAGAGAGAAATGAAGCACAAAATCAGCGCAGAATAGATAGCTTTGAGCTGCTAGCCGAGTTCTTGACGATTCAAAAATTACAAAACATAGAAATTAAAAACTTCCGGGTTATCTCTACTGGTGAAATTGAAAGTATTGAAGTGCTCGACGAGGCCACTGCAGACATTGTCCGCGAAGCGGTCGGCAGCGCAGAAGACGAATCCGAATCGCGAGAAGCTGTGGGTTCTCTGGACTATACAGACAGCATCAATCTTGGGATCCTTCAAGAATTATCAGATAGTGAGGATGGCACATATAAGATTAAGTTTTTTAGATTGGGGGATATTTTAGATCAGATAATTTCCGGATTAAAAGAGCTTCCAAACAACGCCTTGAGTGAAAGGCCCGATAGTGCTTTTACATTCATATCGGGCCTATATACCTTTCTTGATGTTGAGGGTCGCCGGCATGGCATGAACTTTTGCGATATTCTCATTTCCATTAATAAGTTTAGAGAGTTCTTTGTGGAGGAAGTAGTAAAGCCTCTTAAGACAGTATATAATCTTAAAAATTTTATTATTGATATGATTAGCAGTTTTTCATACGTGGCTAGCACTACTTCATGCACACAAAACACATTTGTAAGAAGTGAATCACGCCCCACTTTTTCTGTTTTCCAATCCGCCTATACAAATTTTGCCGGCACCGCCCAACAGGCATCAGTAGGGAGTCAAGTGAAGGGCGCCCTTCCAGGTTTTGTGGGGGATGCTGTTGGTGACTTGGGAAACAATATTGTTTATGATATGAGTTTTTTAAGAACTAACTTGATCGAGGGTCGTGATAGCACAATTAATGCATATATAGGGCCGGATAGATTATCCAATTTCTTTGTCATCCAGGGATCCAACTTTATATTGGCCCCAGCCGAGGGATCCTCGCTGGCACAGAGAGAGAACCACGATGCGGGAAGGGGGGTATATCATATCCGTCTCGGATCTAATCGTGGGTTGCTGAAGGACATAAGTTTTAAGAAGGATGAAATCGCTGGTCGTCGGGAGGGTCGTATTGTGTCTGAGGGAGGATTCAATTTATCGGTTTTAAGAGAGAAATATAACGCCGATCTAACTTTAGTTGGGTGTTCTTTCATCTATCCGGGAATGTATATATATATCGATCCCTCTATGGTTGGAATGGGTTTTTCTGAACAATCAAATTCGGCGGCGCAACTGCTGGGCCTAGGCGGGTATTATTTTGTTAATAAGGTCACAAACTCTATAACAGAAGGTGGAACTTATACCACAAATTTGGAAACAATATGGAACACTTTCGGTGATTCTCCTCCATGTCCGCTTACAATCGTTATGCCGGGTCGTTCTCCCGATCTAGCGGGTGCGGCGGCAACAAACACTCCTGCCGCGGCCCCTCCCCCACCGGGCCCAGGGCGCGACGCGGCTCAACAACAAAGTATCAGGTAGGAATAATCAATCATGACTACAAGATTTGCCACAAATAAGATTTCAATTACAAAAAATCTCTTTGAAAAAAGAAAGGATTTTAATATTATCAATACCAATCCTTCAGAGTTGAGCTTTGAGAGAAGTATGTATTTGTTTCAAAATCCAGAATATCTCCCTCTACTTCCAAAAAGAGAGAAGCTAGTAGAACTGAGTGGGGACACCACTATCTTAAAAGTGACTGCTGATAGCTATAATAATTTTATACGATTCATTTCCCGAAAAACTTTTGCCCAAAAGATAGATTTTCCATTTATTAGCCTGGGCAATCCCCCTACATTCAATACACGGAACCCGACGATTTACTATGAGGAGAAGTTAACGAATTATTATAATGCTTTTATAGGATACTTGAATATTAATCCAAGAATACGAATCAATAATTTTAGAGAGTTTTATAGTGTATTCACAAACTTTATTTATGATTCTATTTCTATCTCACCTTTCACTCTGTATTCAACAGTCTTTAAGCTTTCCTCCTATTATCAGAACACAGGACTGGTTATATATTTGAAATCAAAGAATCTAGATAATGATAACATGATTTATGATGAGATGGTAAAAAATAAGCATATTTTACGCATGTTCATTAAACAAGCCGCCAAGTTTGGATTCGAGGTGGATCATGATATACCATTTAGGATGATTTTTAACCCTAAAAAGGCTCTAAACAGAGAAAAGATGGTAGGTTTTTATGAAGAGAATTTTTTGAATTATTATGATGTAGAAAATATGCATCTAGAAGAAATATTCACTACCTATTATGACTTGTTTACCCAAAGCAAAGAAAAAAACTATTCTCCGATTGATACTTGCAAGATAAGGATAAGGACGAAAGCCACTGTTATTGATAAGGGCTCCGTGGTGACAATGGAAGATAAACTAGGTTTCTATTTAAATTGTTTGCTCCTAGAAAGGAAGATAGATGATACATATGAAAGACAACAGATTTTACGAGTTGCCCTAGGGATCGCAAAGTCTCTTGACATTGTCGCTGCGATGCAGTATATTATGGGACAAGTCAACCGGCTAGCCAACACCCGAGTAACAATTGTTCCAAACACTGGATTCTAAAAACCAATGCCACGCTATCTATCAAGATGGCGTTTTTCATTTCGAAGATCTTGATAATGTTCAGCTTTCCAACGAAACCTGGGCCTATCACCCACTCC